TAATAGAAGAAATAAATAAATGTGATGTTCGATGTGCTAATTGTCATAAGATAATGACAGATACTAGAAGAAAGCATAAAACAATAAACCAATAATAACTAAATATTAAATTACAATGGGTAAAACAGGCAAAATCTCTACGATAAAACGTGAGTATAATAGTTCGCAATTGCAAACTATGGACAGTGGACTAGCACAAAAAGGAATGACAAGAATCCCTGGAACAGGTGTATTCAAATATCCTTACAAGGAATTAGATGGTAAATACAGAACAGGACTAGATCCAGATGCTGCTTACATCAGACGAATTAAAGATGATACTGAAAGAGAACTTGAAGTTGAAAGAGTAACTGCTCTTAGAAAAAGACTTGAAGATGAAATTGGTGATATTGATCTTGGACCACGTTCTAAATTCTGGAACTATGGTTTATCATTATCTCCAGATGATCAAACTCACGTACAATCAGTTAAATTGATGGATGGTGATAACTATTTTGATTTAGGAAATGCTTTCCAAGAAATAGCCTTTTCATGGTTAAGAGTACATCCTACTATTGCATCTTCTCATCAAGCTTGGGAAAGAGGAGAATATCCAGCAGAGACACAGTTTTATGTTGTTGATGATGAGATAGAAAATGCAGTGATCTACAAGAAAAAACAATTGATCAACAAAGCAATTGTTAAGTTTGATTCTATGACTCCTGAGAAGAAAAGAAAAGTTGCAAGACTTTTAGGACTTCCAGTATCAGAAGATTCAAAAGAAGAAGTAGTGTATAACTTAGTAGATAATGTATTGAAACAAACAGAATTCAAGAATGGTAAATATTCAGGATTGAGTCCAGTTGAAGTGTTTAATAGATTTGCTGACATGAAAGAAGCTTTACTCCATATTAAAGATTTAGTAAAACAAGCTGTAGCACATTCAATTTATAGAATTAAACCTAATGGTAAAGTTTATGAAGGAGAATTTGAAATAGCTAAAGATGAAGAAGACTTAGTAAAATTCTTAGCTGATGATGATAACCAAGATGAGTTATTAGTATTAGAAGGAAAATTAAAAACTAAAAAACTAGCTGCTGTTTAAGTGGCTAGTTTTTAAAAATATAAAAGCATATGATACCAGTAGATAGTTTATTATACAAGATTGACCAAAAACTAAATAAACTATCAACTAATGCTCATCAACAAATTCAATTAGAAGATAAAATCTTAGCTCTTAATGAAGCTCAGATTAAGTTAATAAAACAGAAGATTGATGGTATTAGTACTGCTAGTCAGTTAGGTCAAGATGCATTTAAAAAACGTTATGAAGACTTACAGAGTCTTGTAATGAATTATAATCACCAACCTTTAATATTAACATTAAAGGATGCTGATTTAAATCAATGGGCTGCTAATGTTCATTTACTTGAGCCAAAATATATGTTCTATGTTGATAGTTACATATTAGCTGATAAAGGAAGATGTAAAGATAGAAAGATTTGGATCAATCGAGATCTTGCTAAACATGGTGATCTTCAGTTTATATTAAACAATGATCATTACAAACCTTCATTCGAATATCAAGAAACATTTAACTTTCTTGCTTCTGATGAAATAAGTATATTCACAGATGGAACATTCACTCCTAAGAATATACAGATAATGTACATGCGATATCCAGTGTATATAAATAAAACAGGATATATAATGTTAGATGGAGAACCATCATTTAATCAAGACTGTGAACTTGAATTATATTTAGAAGATGAATTGTTAGATCTTACAGTACAGAATCTAGCAATGTATACAGAGAATCAATCTGCTGTTCAAAATGCAGCATATAGGATTCAAACAAACGAATAAATTTTTAACTTAATAAATAAATAAAAATGGCTGATTTTTCATTAACCACGCTCTTCGTGGTTCCAGTGGGGCAAACTGCACTCCCTAGCTCTGGCTCAACACAAAACTTGACTGCAGGACAAGTTGGTATTTTTAGAAACGATTATTCTTTAGCTACTGCTGGGAATATCGCTGCTGCTCCTTATTTCTACGTAGCACAAGGTAGAACAAACACTTATCTTCAAGGATCTAAAAGATCTGACAAGATCAAAGGATGTCCTTCAGGATCTGGGTGTAACTCAAACGTAACAGAATGGTACAAAGTATCAGGATGTCCTACAGCTGCTAATCAAATTACAGATGTAACTAATTTTGCTGTACAATGTGGTGAGTCTATCACTCTTACATTAAGAGCAACATCTTCTTATCTTCAAACTCTTTATTTTAATGGGTTTACAAGATCAGTAACTATTCAAGCTCCATGTTGTGCTTGTGACGAAAATCCATGTGATGAAGTAAGTGATAACACTATCATTGACTTATTAATTGCTAAATTAACACAAGCTGCTCCAGGTAACAATCCTGATAACATTAGCTTCAATACATTCTTTACATTTGAAAATGTAGGTGGTACAATCTTACGTATTACAGGAAAACCATTAACTAAATATGGTCAACCTTGTGATGTAGCTGCGTTCCCATTTGAATATGATAGAATGTCTTTCAGAACATTTGTATATTCTGGTCCTGCTACTACTGCTGACTTTATTGTTGCAGATAATTGTAACATTGTTGCTACTCCAATCATCACTCAACGTGCTTCTTATGCCACTGGTACTTCTGAAGAAATTGCTCAATTAGAGAAAAACTTCTACAGCTACCAAGCAGGATATTTGAAACATTTATACAGAATGGGTGGTTACAACGAAAACTTTGAAAGTTGGGTTTCTACTGGTATTAGTTATGATACATACTACATTAGATTTAATGAGTATAACAAATCTGAATACCAATGGGGTGATTACATCATGGAAGATTCTACAGTGATTATAGCTGCTCCTAATGCTACAACAAGTGGTATTTCTGCTGCAATCACTACTGTATTAGAAGCTGGTTTAGGTACTGTAGTAGATCAAGGTATTCCTTGTATCACAACTACAACTACTACATCTAGTGCTCCTGCATCAACAACTACTACAACTTCTACAAATATTCCTTAAGAAGAATAAGAAGAAATAATTATTAAATAACCTATGCCAGGGGAAAGAGGATACACTCATATTCCTCTGGCATAATTATTATAAAAACATGGCAAACTTACAATTAGATATATTAGTAATCCCTACTTATAGTGTACTTACACTTGGTGTTACAGATGCTTCTGTATATCCTACCAATCCTCCAGTGGTGTCAGCACCATCTATTGAGATTGATATTCCAGGATTTGGAACAACAACACTACCATTTGTTCCTAATGAAATCAATGTATTTACATCGTCTAATTTAGGAATCACAGAACCAGATTGTAATCAACCACTTCCTGATGGAATATACAGATTAAGATATTCTGTAGCTCCTGCATATACAAATTATGTAGAGAGAACAATATTACGTGTTGATAGACTTCAAGAGAAGTTTGACAATGCGTTTTTACAATTAAACATGATGGTGTGTGATAGAGCTCTTAAAACACAATCTAGTGTTATGTTAAACACTATAAACTTCTTTATACAAGGAGCAATTGCAGCAGCTAATAACTGTGCAGAATTTGAATCAAATACATTATATGCTCAGGCAGATAATATGTTAAATAGTTTTCTTAAATCCAACTGTGGTTGTTCTGGTAACAACTATCTAATAAACTTTTATTAATTATGGCACAATGTTCAGGATGTGGAGCGAATGTAGGATGTGGATGTCAACTAACCAATGGGTTATGTGGGGCATGTGCAGCTAAAGTAAATAAATAAAATTGTTATTATGTTATCACCAAGATTAACTAATTGTCCAGAATGTGCTGACATTCCTTCTTTACTTAGAAAAATAGATTGCAAGTTAGCAGAACTTGGTAACAACTTGTACAACAATATTTCATATATGTTGAACAAATCTGTGCCTGCTGATGACATAACTCAATTAATAGGATATAGAAGAATATTAATGTACAAGCTTATTAATCCAAACTATGTACATAAATATTCTGTAGCTATGATATCTAGTAGAGTGATACGTCTTACATTAGGGTGTGTAAGTAGATGTAACACTCCAGAACCTTGTATAGAGGTTCCTTGTGATATAACTATTGTAACAAACCCTACAACAACAACCACCACTACTTTTTCTGGCCCTAATTATAATGTAGCAGGATGTGAGAGAATGGAATACCATGTTATTCATTTTAATGGTGTAGATGAATTAGGAGAAGGTACTATTGTAAGTAATTTTACTCCTGAATGCTGGTATATAATAGATGTAACTACTGATCCAGCAGATGTTGGAACTATTGATCAGATATATGGTATAACTCGTTGTGAAAATTGTATAAATCAATATACAACTACAACAACTACAACAACAATTTAAAACCTTTTTAAAATAAATAATATGTCAACTTGCTCAAATTGTTATAATGGATGTACAGAGATTGTCTCTGACAGATGTGTAAAATATACAGGAATAAATGTTCCTGTCCTAGGAATTCAAACAGGTGATTCATTATCATTTGTAGAACAAGCTTTAATTACATTTCTTACATCTACATTAGATGGTACAGGAGTGATTATAGATCTTGCACCTACAGTGGTGTGTGAGCTTGTACAAAAATATCTTCCAACATGTAAAGATCTTTCTATTGTAGATATATCAAAAGCTTTAATAGAAGCTGCTTGTGATCTTCAAGTACAAGTTACAGCAAATACTAATGCAATTACTACATTAAATGCTGATTATACAATTGGATGTTTAACAGGTGTTACAGCTTCTTCAGATACACATGCTATTGTACAAGCTGTTATAAATAAAGTTTGTACATTAAATGATTCATTTGCTGCATTAGTAATAAGTCTTCCTAATACATATGTTCCTATTAATTCTTCTCCTGGAAGGCCTGGAATTAATGATTATATTGAAGATTATATAAATACACAAAGTACTACAGTAATTGCTCAAGGTAGAATGATTCCTTATACAGCAGTTCCTTATTTTGGAGATCTTTCAAATTATCCTGCTTCAGGAGATAGTTTTGATATTTCTGGTGCAGGTTCTGGATATTGGGATAAAGTTTATTTATGTAATGGGTCAAATGGCACTCCTGATTTAAGAGGAAGAACATTAGTTGGAACAACAACAGGAATGGGTGGAGGAGCATTTAATCCTGCTGTAGATCCAGCTATAACAGGTAATCCTAATTATTCAATAGGAACAACTACTGGAGCAAATCAAATAACATTAAATACTACACAAATCCCTAATCATACTCACGTTGCAACATCAACTGTTTCTCCAAACCCACACTCACATAGTATAGTAAGAGCTAATTCTGATGCAGATGGTACATCTTTTTCTCCAGGAACAGGAACATTATCTACATCAACAACAGGTGATGTATCTTTAACTGTTAACGTTGTAAATTCAAGTGTTGGAGGAGGTCTTCCTCATGCTAATGTTCAACCATCAAGAGGTTGTTATTATATAATGTATATTCCTTAATATTAAACTTATGAATCCTTACTTACCAGTTAATCCTTGTTGTACAGACGTAGTTATAAATGATCCTTGTGGATGTAGTTCTACACTTCCTAATACTGGTTGTGGAGAAACTCAATGTGGAACAAATGTAATTCTATCTAGCAATGTACTTTATAATGGTCCTGTATTGGATTGCATTATAGCTGAACCATGTGATACACTTAATGTGATATTGCAAAAGATTGATGAGATTATATGTAATCTACTTACTCAGATTAATTTATTAAATATTCAAGTTACAAACATCACTGGTCAAATAATCAATATTAATAGTCAGATAATTAATATTAACAATACATTAGATGTATGTTGTAATGTTACAACCACCACCACTACAACTGCAGCACCAACCACTACTACTACAACTACTGCAACACCAACTACCACAACTACCACTACAACACTATAAATATAAAACATGGCTACTTGTCCTCAAACAAATAATACAACGATAATAGAAACGAGTGTTGTCTCTTATGACAGCACTCCACTTCCTTGTACAGATGTAAAAGTATGCGATGATTTAAATACAATCCTTACTAAGTTTGATAATGTTATATGTTCTGCTATAGATAGTGTAAACATTCTTATAGAAGAAGTAACAAATATCACTGAGGACTTAATGCTTATTACAGAGGAGGTAGATATTATAAACAATCAAATCTTTATATGTTGTCCTATTTGTGAGTTTACTGGAACAGCTAGTGAATTACCTGAGTGTGATTTTATTGGAAGTGCTACTCAGCTTCCAACTCCATCCACTACAACTACTACCACTACAACACCACCAACTACAACTACTACTAGTTCAAGCACTTCTACATCAAGTACCACTACAACTACAACTACAGTGTGTCCTTGTACATATATGACCATAACAATAACAAGAGGTTATATAATTTTTAGTGATACAGATAGTGTTGAAGTTACATATACAGATTGTAATGGACTTCCTGATTCTAAAGTATATACAGTTGCAGATACATATGTTAATGATATATGTTCTTCTGATATAAATTCAATAGAAGGACATTTTACATTAAGTGGTAATCCACAAACAGTTCCTGTATTTCCTGTAAATTCAGGTATACTTTGTTGTATTCCAACAACCACCACCACCTCTACAACAACTATTTAAAACCAAATAATATGACAGTATTAATAACATTAGGTATAGCAGGAACAGACTCTGGTCCTTTTGACCTTTATTCAAACAATGATGGATACACTTCTGCTTTTGAGTCAGGTGTAAGCAAAGCTGCATTACTAGCAGGATATGCTTCTTCACTTGTTCCTGATTATACAGTAGTAATCAGAGTGAAATCAAATGGAGAACTTTGTACAAACTATGTTGATATTCCTGTAATAGAACCATCAACTACAACAACTACTACCACTTTAGCTTGTGGATGTTTAGAAATAGAAACTAACATTAGTCAAACAGATTTAGATGATGCTACTGGAAATACTGATCCTATAAATGATAATTTAATTAGTTTTTTCTTTTTAGATTGTAATGGTGTATTTAGCCAATCATCTTATACAGTGGCTGGTACATATTATTCAACAGACGTATGTACAAATAGTCCAGCAAATATATTAAGTTTCAGATACATGAAAAATGATATAAATATAACCACTGTTGTTTCAACAGCATCTTTATCTGCTATATGTTGCACAACCACAACAACTAGTACAAGTTCTTCCACCACTACCACAACAACTACAATTCCTTAACTAATAGATTATGATAGCATTAATAACATTAGTTTTACCAATTGGTGGTGACGCAGGTCCTTTCAATCTTTTATCTAACACAAATGGATTCACTATTCCATTTGAAACAA